AAAACTAGTATTAGAAACCAATGATTCGATACAAATTTCTGCTGGTGCAAACTCAACTTTGAAATGTATTTTAAGTATTCTAGAAACTGCAACGTAAACCCATGCCATACATAGTCGGAACTCCAACACCCACTCGATTGAACATGGATAATGGTCTAGTTCAATCTGGAATTAAAACAACAGAAGCAACTGGTGCTAATAATCTGATTTCTTTAACAGCGGCTGATTATCAATCAGTTGACTATCAGATACAAATAGTTAGAGGAAGTCATTATAATTCCGCATTAATAAAAGTAATTCATGATGGAACAAATACATATATGACTGAGTATGGTAATGTAAATCAACCAAATGTAGGGGTTGCCACGTTCTCTAGTGATATTAATAGTGGAGATCTTAGGTTACTTGCTTATCCCGATGCAGCTACTGCAACAACCTTTAAATTCATCTACAGTGCAATAAAATCATAAATATAAAGGTAGAGTCTGTTATTTCATGAAAAAGTGTCCTCCAGGTGAATATTATTGTCATGATATGAAGAAATGTAGGAAGATTCCTAGTGGTTACCATGTAGGTGCTAGAGGATATCTTGCAAAGGATGATGATGAAAATGGAAAGAAAAATGGTAACGGTAACGGAACCAATGGAAATGGCAATGGCTCTAATGGTGGTAATGGTGGAGGAGTAAGTGAATCCACAATGCTACCTAGAAGAACAGGCAATATAATAGACGTATATGTTGGTTGGAGAGGAAAAGGTTACGCTATTAAAATGTTTTTCCCTCAAATCAAAAAACCTTCACGCAGAGAAGTACTGGATCAAG